AAGAGTATCACCTGCATTTAAATTTGATAATTCAATTTCAACAGGTGAATCATATAAATCACTTACTATCGCTTCATTAACCACATCTTCAATAGCACCATCTGCCTCTGGATGAAGTGCCATCTCTCTATATCTGCGGATTAAATCATGTTCAGTTTTATAAACACCTTCAATATCCAGATAAGATCCATAAAATCCACTGGAAATATAATTATCAACCCCGTCCTGATTTGTTTTCGGGACAGGGGATATTACTGACGGTGATTTACTTTTACCATCATCAATAGAAAAACCAAACAGTTTAGCCATAGTATAATATTTTTACTTCTATTATAGCACTATTTAGGCGATTAGTTAATGTCCTCTCCACCAGCGTTAGCACCGTTACCTTTAATTGCTTCCCAGTAAAGAACCTGAAGTTCGACCTGAAACTCCTGAATTCCTTGAGCATCATAAGATAATTCAATAGGTGCAACCTGTGTTGGGAACACATCATAGAATTTATACTTCCTTAGTGTCTCTCCACTACGATCAAGTTGGAATACAAATGCATCTGCTTGATAATCTGCTGGATTGGTTGTACCAGTATTATCAGATACTCTGTTAATTGTATTCATCCACTTTTCAAAAGCAGATCTGATTGCAAAGTCAGTGTCGTTAATAATTGTGATTGTCCAAGTGTCGAATGTGCGATCACCTGCAATTTTTAAAACCCTACCTCTGAAAGGAACTTCGATTGGAGCAACGTTAGATGCAGGTAAGTTTGCTGCTTTGACTAAGAATCTTGCCTTATTCAAAATATCATTCAAACCTTCCACATTAACTGCTGGTGGAAATGCTAGTTCACATTCAAAGAGATTTGAACGTGCACCACCACCACTTAGTTTACTCTTGAAATCAGTAATCTTTCTTAATGGAGGTGGATTGAGTTGGTTTCTTGTAGCCATGAGTTGTTACTTCCTTAAGTTAATTAAATGTTACCGATTACTTCCTCAAAGGATACGCCAGTTCTTGTAGCAACAAAGGTTAGACCGATGAAGTTAATTGAACGTGCGGGTTTAATGAAGATATCTGCGACAAACTCATTATTGTCTATTACAGATGCGGTGTTGTTAGTTTCGTCACATATGACGACATAATCAAATATTCCTCGTTTTGCTTGAGTATCACGAAGGAATGGTTCAACAATATTTACAAAGTTTGTTCTTGTAATCTCATCGTTGAACTCAAATAATTGATCTCTAGCAGCAGCAGAGATTGCATCCTCAAGGTAGATGAATAGACGACGAACGTTTATTCTATCGAATGCGGATGATTTTCCAAATCCAGTCTTATCACCGAACAAGATGATTCCATCACCTGGTTGGAAGATCACTGGATTGACTCTATTACTATAGAGTTTATCTCTCTGAATTTTGCTAGGGTTGTATGCAAGTTTGACTGCGTTGAGAATTGCACCTCTTGAGTTACCTGCTGGTGAGAACCAAGGGAATTGTGTAAGATCATTTCTTGCACAAGTTCCAGCAATATCTCCGTTTAGTGGAACATATCTAAATGTATCACTAAACCTGTCATACATATATTTGTATCCACTATCAAATACTGCATATGTTGTAGATGTTATGGGAGAGTAAAAATCAACCACTGCATTTGTAATTGCAGAATCATTATTAACGGTTACTGTTCCCACAGCACCATCACTAATAAATGTGTTTCTACTTGGTGAAATAAATGCAATTGCATCTTTTCTTGCTTCAGCAACCTGAATTAATTTATTTGCCTTTGCTTGAACAGTTGATTTTGTTCCTGCTCCTGATCCCATAAGAATGAAATCAACATCAAAGTTCTCAGTATTTTCAAACAATTCATAACCTGTTGATATTTCACCAAGTGTTGCTGTTAAAGCACCTGATGCAGTGAGACTTGTTCCACCCTGATAGTTCACACCGCCTGTTAATGTATAAGTGTTGCTTCCAGAACCTGCAAATGAAATACCCTCAGCATCCTGATCCCAAGCAATATCTGTCTCTGGAGTAAATCCAGAACTAAAGTTAGTAGCAACGACACCATCTGGTTGTGAACCACCAAATACGTTTGTTGATGTATTATAAAGATATTTTCTCCAGTATGCTGTGCTACCTACAGAGTATTCGGCATCTTTTGCTTTTGATAGTGAAACGTGTTTCTCTAAAATTGTTCCTGCGTTACCAGTAACTTCTCCTGCACCATCAATTACAATAACATGAATCTCATCAAATCTTGAGTTTCTTGCTGCTGCATAACTTGATGTGCCTGGTTTTTCAACTATTGAATTCCAAGTAATTGTTGATCCAGCACCAGTAAGAGTAAGTGTCTGATCATCAAACCAATCTCTTGATCCAGTAAAGGCAGTTTGAACTGCAACTGAACTTGATGTTGTTACAATACCGATTGTCGCATTGTTTGAATCATATTTAAACTGGTATGTACCAGACTGTTGATAGTCTTGTGCAGTCTCAGTTCCACCTGTTGATACATGTGATACAAACTTAACTGTTATCTCATCAGATGCAGGTCCTACTTCTGTAACTATTCCTTTAAAGAATCCTGTTAATTCTGAGGTAGATCCAGATCCTACAAGAACTGTGCCTGATGGAACTTGTTGAGTTACACCCATACCAACTGTTATATTAGTTCCTATTCCTGCAGTTGATATTCCACTTAACACCTGATCTGCAAGACCATCAATTGTAGCAACTCTTATACCGTTACCCCATGAACCAGGATTTCTTACTGCGAATGTAACACCAGTAATTGTGTTATTATCGTATCCTAATTGATTATAATGTTCTGTGCTTTTAATTTTGAAGCTAGAAGCAGAACCTGTGTAAGCATTTCGTAGATCAGTATCATCTGCTCTTACCACCCTCATATTTCCACCATATGCTAGGTAAGAAGAGGCAACTAACCAGTCTTCATAGTGCTTGTCTGTCTCGTATGGTTGACCAAAGTTGTTTAGTAAAGATGCTTCATCAGTTACTAAAACTGGTGTACCGACAGGTCCTTTAGCAAAGGGAGCAACAAGTGCACCAATTGATCCAGAGGTAGCGTCTACTCTACCAATGGTTAAATCAACCTCTCTAACTACGATACCAGGAGATGCTAAATTTAACGCCATCCCTTACTCTCCGAATCTCAGATTTATTTAAAATTATTTATTCAAAAGGGTATTTTCATTGGGGAAACAGCACATGAACATCACCAATCTGGATAATACCATTCCTTTTCTTTTATATTTGATTTTCTTTTCTTCACAATTCTCTTGATTGTGCATATCTTACATTCATAAGAATAAGCAGATGGGATATCTCCTCTACCCTTTCTAGTCAGATAATAACCATCAATCAAATCCTTTATCTCACCACATACTCTACATTTTCTCTCTTTTAATAGTATGTGTTCTAGATCAAACTGATCGTCTAAGTCCATTACATTATAAGAATTGTTTGTGATCCATCTTTATTATCAGTTATGGATATTTTTCTATTTGGGTATGATTTGGTCAGTATCATTTTTAATTTTAAATTTTTTAACAAATTTTTCATATTCCATTCCAAAAATTATCTACAGGTTGTGCATTTCTTGATGCTATGTATAATGCTACGTTACAAAAGAACCATAAAATGTTTGTTACCCATGCTTGTTTCCAACAGTATTTTCTATTTGTTTGAACAATAAAAAGTTCTTCCTCAGTGCCTGTATTTTTCACAAACTGTTCTAATATTAATGAAATTACAAAACCTATTGCAAGAACATAGAATAAAATATTTAGAAAACCTGCGTTAAAAAGTAAAAAAGAAATCATCTGTAGTCCCACATGTAAGAGCGATCACCATATTCATCAGTATGCCATCTATCTCCATCTACGTCAACAAATGATTCATCATCAAAACCATCTGCTATAAAACCAAATGGAGCCATATCCTGTTCAATTTGATTTTTCTGTTCTTCATAAATCCTCTTTCTTATATCATTATCAGTCATCTCCTTGAAATAATCTTGTGCTACTAACCAAGCAAATATCACAAGACACATTGCTAAATCATCATTACATCCCTCCTCCGCTTCAAATGAGTTATGTTTTTGGGCA